AAGAAACCCCGCTTGCTAAAACTGGTGATTGTGATCGCGTTCAATTACTATCAGAGTACACCCTTGAAGCACGCAACGAAAAAATCAAGCGGCATCATTGCTGATTTAACGGCATAGGTTTTCTTTAAGTAAGTAATACGGGGTGTAAAAGCCCCGTATTTAATAAGGATAAATAGCATGAGCGAAGCAAAAGTAGAAGGCGCAGAAGTAAAGCCAGCAAGAAAGCCAACCAAATTCACAGCACTTAAAAACTTATGCACCAGTAAAGGGCAAGTTAAAAAGGGCGATAAGTTCACCTGTACGGCTGATGAAGCAGCTAAATTCAAACAAGCTAAGGCCATCTAATTAATGTCTAATATGCGCGATATCGACCTGCAAACAGGTATTATTGAAACCTTTAGCAAAGATGCTATGACGGGTAAAATCCATATCCACAAAGAGCAGGACGTTAAGCCATTCTTAGAAGATAACAAGCGCGCTATGGCCTTACAATCCGGTGGCTTTAAAGGTGATATGCACAAGATGGCATCAATACCGCCTATCGTGCTAGAAATGTGGCGCGAAGATATGAAGGCTAAAGGCTATCCAAACCCAAACCCTATCGCAGTAGAAAACAGAGCTTATTTACTAGCTAAATTAAACTCCCCTGATTGGAATTTTCTTAGAACTAAACAAGGTGTTATCTAATGAGCCTGGACACTTTCGACAACCTGGTCAAAGAGATTATCGACTACTCTCACCGCAACGACTTAGGTACAAAGATTAATACTTTTATTCAGCTAGCCGAAAACGCTATGTATTCAAATGATATACAGCCGTTACAAATTCGCAGCATGGAAATAGTATCGACAACCGCCGTTGCTGGTCAGTATGTACAATTACCTGATAACTTTGAATCAGCACGCTCTATACGTTTTGTTATTGGTGACAACTCAGGCGAGTTAAGATATCAAGCACCGGAACAGCTATTCAAAAACCCCGCTACCGGCAAACCTTTATTTTATACAATCATCGGCAATGAGATTCAATTTGGCCGAGTACCTGATAGCGATTACACGTTAGAAATTCAATATTTCCGCAAGGCGACACCGCTATCTACATTGAATCAAACTAACGAAATACTAACTAGTCACCCATCAATCTATCTATTCGGCGCGTTAGCTATGTTGTTTGGCTACGCTCAAGACTCAGAACAAGAAGCATCATATACGCTCAAGTTTGTTGATGCGGTACGCGGCGCTAACAAAGCAGATAAGAAAGGCCGATACGGACCGGCTCCAGCATTATCAATTGACGGCGGGATGATAGTTTAATGGCTTATACCACTGTTAATGTAAATATTACTGGCCCATCATATAAAAGCCGGTCAAAACCTTTATCAAGTCAGCAGACTAAAAACTGGTATCAGCAGTTTAATGAAGATGGCAAGGATAAATATGTATTAATGCCATTCCCAGGGCTTAAGTTGCTAGGTAATACAACTGGTGCTGATAGGGGTTTAACTCAAATGGCTGAGGTAGCCTATCAAGTTAAAGGTGCGACACTTTATTCTATAGATAGATTCGGTACACATGTTTCACGTGGAACAATACCCGGTACAGGTCGCTGTATATTCGCTAACGATGGTATCAACCTATTTATAGTCACTGACTTAAAAGTATATCAATACACAACAGATACAAATTTAATCACACAAGTTACAGATTCAAATATAAACGGCTCAAACTCTGTAGATTTTATTAACAACCAGTTTATATACACTAAAGGCGGTTTAACTACGGTTAACAGCCAACAAGTTGGCCCCGGTTATACAATAGTTTCTAACGTTGGCGATGGTTCAAAAGCTAATGGCCTTAATATTGTTGGTGCAGAATCAAACCCAGACGCACTATTGCGTGATTATGTACATGACCAAGTAATTTATAGGTTTGGCCTAAGAACAACTGAGGCATGGTATAACTCAGGTGTAGGACAGCCACCTATTGAGCGCTTAAGTGGTCGAGAATTTAACGTTGGTTTGGGTGCGGTACATTCACCAGGCCAAACTGATAGCGCCTTCTATTGGCTCGGTGATGACTTCTCAATCTATCGCTCATCTAACGGCAACAAAGAAAGAATAAGCAACGATGCTATATCTAACGAATTACAAACATACAGCACAGTTGAAGATGCTTTAGGTTATACCTTTACATTTGAAGGGCAAAACTTTTACGCGTTATCATTCCCTACCGGCGGGCGAACTTTCGTTATTAGCGAATCATTAGGTGAGAACGGATGGTTTGAAATATCAAGCGGAACAAGTGATGGGGTTTATCAAGGTACATCATTTATCGAAGTGTACGGAAAGACTTTAGTAGCTGATAAATCTAACGGTAACATTTACGAGCTAGATATAAACACCTACCAAAACAACGGTGAAGTTTTACAACGAACCAGAGTTACCCAAACTGTTGACGCGACATTAATCGGCGGTAGCAAGAAAGACCGCATAGGTATGTCAAACCTAACTATCGAAATGGAGGTAGGTGTAGGTGTAGTTGACGGTCAAGGCGACAACCCACAAATAATGATTGAACATAGTGACGATGGCGGCAGAACATGGAGTTCAGGCACTTGGGCGCGTGTTGGCCGATTAGGTGAGTTTGTGTTGCTAGTTGAATTCGATAACTTAGGCACGTTTTATTCGAGAATGTTTAGAATATCAACCAGTGATCCTGTTAATTATTCGGTTTATAGCGCGTCTATAGATCTAAGGTTTGCGGGTAAGTAATGGCTATAAAGGTAAACCCACCACCAGGGCTAAGAATTCCCCAAGTATTCTTAAATGATGGCGAAACAAGGGAGTATATTAGCCAGTTAAACACTATTATATTCCAACTGTATAATAGAACTGGTGGCGTAAATGATTCTATCGGTGATTCACAACAAAGCATAACAAGTGCATCATCAAGGGTTAGCCGTAACGCTGCCCGTATAAACTCACTAGAGTTAAAAGAGTTTGAGATAATAAGCACAACTACTGATGTTACAGCCGAAGAATTTCAAATAATATTATGTAAAAACACAACGCCGATAACTATAACCTTAGACCCTCAAGCGTTAGAGAATGATGAGGTACATATAAAGCGGCGTGACGCATCAATCGAGGTGATAGGGTTAATAGATGGATTTACAAACAAAACAATAAACGTTTTAAATTACAGTATGCATTTGGTTTTTGATGGTACTGACTGGAGTGAAGTATAAATGAGTAACAATGTTTTTCCTGATCTGATAAATGTCAACGTTATATCACCGGACCCATTGCCGACCAACCCAACACCAAAAGATTTTAGGCTTGAAGTTCAAAGAGGTAATGTTCCGGGAGTATCATTAACGGCATCGGTTGCTAGAAACTCCCTTGTAGGCTCTGGACAATTTGAAGATTTATGGGGTGGTGGCAATCTATCAGTGCCAGAATTAACCATGGTATACCCGACTGCGCCGGAAGTTTGGGAGGCTGTTAGTACTGATGCTAATGATACGGACGGCGGCGCTGGTGCTAGAACTTTGTTTATACTATCACTTGATGGTGACTTATTAGAGCAATCACAATCAGTGACACTCAATGGCACAACGCCTGTACAGTTAACAGGTACGCATCTAAGGCCAGTAGGGATATTTGTACTCACTGCTGATCAATCGGCAACTGGTACAAATATCGGAGAGATAATCTTAAGAGTGTCAGGCGGAGGTAATGCGAGAAATATTGCGTTATCTGGCATAGGTAGATCACACGATACACACTTTACAGTACCCGCAGATAAGGATGGGTTTTTCTTATCTACACAGATATTATTTCCGAAAGGGGGTAGCGGTAAATTTATGAATCAGTTTAGGGCTTCAGGCGCAGATTCGGCATGGAATACTGGGTCTGTACTATCACCGTATCAAAACAATGTCCCCTTTCCTTTTGAAAGCTTGCCGTCTTTACCTGGTGGGTCAGATTTAAAGCTACAATCGATATCTGATAGTGGCTCTATTGATGTAACAACTATTTTTGAATTGTACATGGTGGATAAAGTAATATGACACTTAATAAACAAAGAACTACAAACACAAATGATATAGCAAGCGTAACATCGGTTCAAATCAACTCAGTTACAGCAACCACAATATCGGTATCAAATAGTGATCGCATTAGTTTTACCGCTAGCCTAGATGAAAACTCAGTAGATGTTGATGTTGCCATTAGATACTACCCAGCAGCTCAAGATAACGACTTTATGGGTGATGTATTAAAAAGATTTACACAAGGCAACAACAACCTATATAAATCTAATCATAAAATGTGCACTGATAATATTTATACAGGTGAGATATCAGCCATTAGCAATAACGGCACTCACAATATATACATAACGGAATACTAATGGTTTATGCTAAAGGTACAATAGATACAAGTGTAAAGGGTAACGCCTCAGGCGGCCTGAGTTTAACTAACGAAACAATAGTAACGTTAGATATAATACTAACAGACGGAACGCACAATAATAGCAGGTGCGAGCTACAACACTCACCGGATAACGGCGTGAATTGGTTCTCAAGTGGCGATAGCACTAACGGAACCGGTACAATAACGGAAGTATTATCAACCTCAATGGTTCGTGTGTGTGTGCTAAAGGGCGAAGGTTCAGATGCTCAAGCAACATATTTTTTGACAGCTAAATAAGATTTATAGGGTTTAATACAATGGCAACTACACCACTACAACCAATAGTCTCAGGCGTTAGTTTGACAACGGACTTCCAAGATATTTATATCGTACCAAGTAGTTTAGATGGTGCTGGCATTGACTCGGCGGTATTTAATAATTACTCTGCATCTTCCGCTAATTATACAGTAAGGTTGATTCAATCAGGCGCATCTAGTGAGCTAAACGAAATAATCACGAGCAAAGATATTCGCGCATTTAAAAACGATTTAGCCCCAGCAATGATAGGACAGGCGCTTGTTGTAGGCGGTATAATCCAAGCCAAATCCAGCTCTAATAATTCTATTAACGTAAATATAACCGCGACACTAATCAACACATGATCATTAAACAAAGCTTTAACGCCGAAGATATCAAAGACGTTCTATGTCACCCAGCAATCTATGATTCAATCACGGATGATAACTGCAAACCTGTAGAAGAATTCGAACCACCAATTACCGACAACTATCAATATATAGTGGGATACCTGAAAGGTGCGCCTTTTGCCGTAATGGTATATCATACATATAGGGACGGCAACGAGTGCCATGTGCAAGTATTGCCTGAGTACAGAAAAGAATACGCTAAACAATTTGGACAACAATCTCTTTCATTCCGGGGAACTGTGCCACTTTACGCGGAAATACCAGACTTATATAAAAATGTATTAGCTTTTGCATTGTTAAATAATTTTGAAGTCATTGATGTTATTAATGACGGGTATATTAAAAATGGGGTAAAACACCCTATTAACGTTTTAAAGTATAAGGAACAGTAATGGGATTTGTAAGAAAGTTGGGCGAAAAAGGCCAAAAACATAATTGATAGTGTTAGCGGTAAGGATGCACAAGATGCAGCCGTTGAAGCTGGACAGATACAGCAAACTGCAGCCGTTGGTGCTAGCGGTTTACTTGATCCATTCCAAAGCTTAGGCACTTCGGGTTTAGAGCAATCAGGATTCTTAACTGACCCACAAGCTCAGTTTGATTTCTTGCAAAACAATCCGCTATTCCAAGCATCACTAGATAATGCCAATCAGCAAACCTTACAATCAGCAGCGGCGAGAGGTCGATTAAGTTCAGGCGATACGTTGCAGCAGCTATCACAAAACACCCTGTTGTCAGCATCACCACTTATACAACAACAAAAGCAATCAATAGGTGATTTATTGACTATCGGCCAAAACGTAGCTGGTAATCAGGGCAACTTATTAACAGGTGGCGCAGCGGCTCAAGCTGGCGGTTTAATTGGTGGTGCAAACGCTAGAACTCAGGGCGTTAATAATATACTTAATTTAGGCGCTCAAGCAGTAGGAGCTTTTTAACATGGCTATCGACCCAAGAATATCACTAGCAGTAAGAGCGCCAAACGTAGCACCGGCAATTAACATATTTGAAAACGCTTTGATGAATGCTCAAACGCGAGATTTACGCTCATCTCAAGAAGCTAGACGTGCTGAATTAGCGCCGTTTCAATTACAAGAGGCGCAAACTACAGCTAGTACTAATAGAGATGCACAGCGTTTATCTAATATTCACCAAACAGGCCAAAGATTAAAGCCCTTCCTTGATAAT